AAAAATTCCAATTCTCACGGTGGACATGGCGTCTGGAATCAGTATTTCCTTCATCGGAATATGCTGTTCCGAACTATCGCTATTATAATGGCGATAACCTTGTTCTTGATCGACCCGAACAAGAATTACCTGTTAAGGTAGTAATTGTTCCTAAGACGCAAAAAGCGCCTAGAATTATCGCTGAAGAGCCGAGTTATGTACAATACTGCCAGCAAGCAATTGCTCGCCGTTTGTCATCACTCTTAACTTCTGATAATCTAGTTGGCCCTATGATGGATACTAGCGACCAGTCACGAAATCGTGATATGGCACGTCTAGGATCTATTACAGGTCGGCTCTCGACTATTGACCTCTCTGAGGCTAGTGATCGAGTGCTAAATTCTACTGTCGTTGCTTTATTTAAACCATGGCCTTCCGTTTTGGAAGCCATACAAGCAACTAGAAGTAGAAGAGCCAAGCTGCCAAACGGACAAATCGTTCGTTTGAGCAAGTTCGCGTCTATGGGTTCCGCGTTATGCTTTCCTGTCGAAACAATGGTTTTCTTGACCATTGTAGTCGACGCCTGCTTACGCGGCGGAAACTCGACGCGCCTAAGTGAAGAAGCCATTCGGTCTCTTCACGGCAGCGTGTCCGTGTACGGAGACGATATTATCGTCCCTTCGTATACTGCTACTGATGTGATACAACTTCTTGAGGATAATCTCCTCAAGGTAAACACCTCAAAAAGCTTTATACACGGTCCTTTCAAAGAATCGTGTGGAGGTGATTACTTTTTCGGAAGTAATGTCACACCTATTAAGGTGAGACGCCTTCCTGTATCACACCTCTCGGATGAAGATTTCGTCAGTTTGTGCGCAACTCGGAACCAGTTTTACTGGCACGGATTGTGGCAAACTGCAAGTTGGATGGATGGATATCTTTCTTCGCAAAGAAGAGGATATGTCATCGTTCCGCAGAAATCTTCTGGAGTTGGTCGTGAATCGGTCCTCTCGTCTTCGGAAGACAAGTGGAATAATCGCTACCAAGTCTTCGAGACATTATGTCTCGTAGATATTGCTAAAGCGCCTGTAAATCAAATTACTGGTGCTGCAGCACTCCATAAGTGCCTTGCAGGGGACTTTAAAGACCCCCTGTACGACGGACACTTGGTCCGATCTGGACGTACCGCTCCCGTCAACCTAAAGAAGCGTGGAATCCCTGCTGGCTAATCGCCAGTGGGGGAAGGGTATAATTGTAATGATTATACCTAGG